GCAACTGCTGATGTTCGTGATCTGCAGAAGAATGGCGTACTTGATGCCCCCATTGCAGATAAACCTGCTGAAGTATCTGGTAAGGGAGACCCTGAAAAGAAAGGGTCATCATTCTATGGTGATGAATCATGACGACAAGATATACAGCTGGTGATGAGAAAGGGATTGATTCTGGGTATAGTGAAAATGTACCTGAGGAGATTACAATACCAAGTTGTACTATCGAAGATGTTGATCGGTCGGTGTTTAATCTATTCGACAAACAACTTAATCTGACAGTACATAACAGCAAGTCCGGTGAAGTAAAAAATGTGCCTGTGATATTTGCTTCTGGCGAACGTTGGGCACTCTTTCAAAAAGATGTAATTCTTCGTGACAATAGCCAAACGATCATTCTTCCAATATTAATGATCAAACGGACTGAAATAATTCAAGATCAAAGACTTGACATTGCTGGTCGTGGTATTAACCAGCAAGTAGGTGAGTTGGTAATCAAGAAGAAGCTTTCTAGTACAGACAGATCATATCAAAATCTGATTTCCAAATTAAGTTTTGAAAATCAAACCAACGTATCTAACATCCAGCATACGAACGCTCTAGATACTGTTCGCGGGAATTTGGGATCTGCTTCTGGAAATCGCGATGGAAATTATCTTGAAGAAAACTTTGATGATAATGTCTGGGAATTTATAACAATCCCAACACCACAATTCTACACAGCAACATATGAGATAACGATTTGGACGCAGTACATCACACACATGAATCAGGTACTACAGCAGATGTTAGCAGGATACCTGATGCAAGGTCATGCGACATATAAGGTAGAAACCAGTCAGGGATATTGGTTCTTGGCGTCTGTAGTTGATGGAATGTTCCAAGCAGATGATAATCTCAATGACTATGGCGAAGAAGAGAGATTAGTGAAGTATAGCTTCAAGCTAAAAGTTCAAGCATATATGATTGCTGGTACTACTGCTGACGGTCTTAGATCAGCTGTTAAGAAGTATATTTCATCAACAAAGATATCATTTGAACTTGCGACAGGTAGCGATGTCGATGAGATTGTGACATCATACACGCCAAGTATGGATGATCCAACAGATCCAGAATACGGGATGAAGTCTGCAGATATATTTCCAAAAGTTGTTTATGATCCAATAGCTGGCAAAAATAAAGTTGCATATGCAAAAGTAATTTCAAAAAATGCGATCACTGGTGAGACAGTTTACAAAAAGATGGATGATCTTTCTGTGATAATTTCGAACAAGATTTCTAATCAGTGAAATAATTCAATCTCAAATTTTACACATACTTATTAGGTGATATAGGAGCATCATATGGCTGAGCAGACATTTAGGTCCCCGAATTATTTTGAACGTGAAATTGACCTATCTGCACCAACGACTGCAGGTCCATCTGGCACACCTGCTGGATTGGTTGGCACTTCACAAAAAGGTCCAGCATTCGTTCCGGTGACAGTTGCAACATTCGGAGATTTCGTAAATCGTTTTGGTGATCTAGATCCGAAAATGTTCGCACCGTATGCAGCGAATGAGTTTTTGAAGCATAAGAATTCGATGACATTCATGCGAGTTCTTGGAGCTGGCGCGAATAGTTCTTTAACAGATATTGCTACGACACAGTTGACAGACCAAGTCAAGAATGCGGGTTTTTACCTACAGGGAACTTCGGCTCCTCATGATGCACTCGGTCGTCATAATGGAACTGTTCAGTTTCTTGCAGCACAACACACATTCACAAGCGAAGAAAATTGGGGATACCCTGTCTTTACTGATAATGATTCATTCGGTACAACGACTGGTAATATGATTCGCGGAATGGTGTTTGCAACATCGACATCGAGAATGATGGTATTCGATGGAAATGCAAATATTCCATCTGCGCTAACAACGACCAGCACCGATCTTGCAACGATCTCGGGCAATCGATTCAAGCTTGTTATCTCATCGACATTAGGCACTAGCTTTTCTAACTCAGACGGTCTTCCCGGCATCAAAGTTTATAGTGCTTCGTTGAATCCTTCTGACGACGACTACTTCGGTAAGTTGCTAAATAAGGATCCGGATAAGTTTGAATTGGAGCAACATTATCTATATGCTGATTTCCCTGTTGAAGCGGAACTAGCAGTCGCTACGACTGTTGCAGCTCTTTCAGGAACGAATGCAACGTCTGCCAATTCGGGTGACACTGGATTAGCAATGCGAAATGCATTTGGAAAGTTCAATACAAGATACAAGACCCCAAAGTCTTCTTGGTTCATTTCGCAGCCGTTTGGCCGAACAGAATATGATCTGTTCCACTTTGAGTCGTTGGATGACGGAGCCTATGCCAATACGCTCTATAAGATCTCTATCTCGAATATTCGAGCTTCGCAAGATGATTCGAACCCGTACGGAACATTCACTGTTTTGATTCGATCGTTCGATGATTCTGATACAAATCAAAATGTTCTTGAAATGTTCCCGAATTGTACTTTGAATCCAGCAGCTGACAACTATGTCGGTAAAGTTGTAGGAGACAAGAAAGTATATTTCAACTTTGATGCAGAAACCGAAACTGAACGACGATTCGTAGTATCTGGAAAATATCCAAATAACTCGAAGCTAGTTCGAATTGTTATGCATAATGATGTTGAAAAGAGTTTGGTCCCCGCAAAGAGTATCCCATTCGGATTCCGCGGCCCAGAGCTCCTTAAGACAAATGATTCACTCACTGATGGTGCAGCAACAACGTATAGAATTGCTGGAGCCGGTGTTCTAGGGCTTTCTGGTTCGATCGTACCGCCACTACCACTTCGATTCAAAGTCACACGTGGTGATGTCTCGCAGTCGGGATTCGTTGGTAATCCAGGCGCAACAGAAATTACGAACGGATCGTTGTTTTGGGGCGTAAAATTTGAAAAGACAACAAATCCTCTAAATTCGAATCTAACTGCTGAAAAGAACGGACTTCTTGAAGCATACTCGAAGCTAGTAGGACTAAAGAAACTTGACGTTCTTGCTACATCGACAGATGCCGATACATTGAACAATAATAAGTTCACCCTTGCTAAGGTGGCATTATTCAACGGAGCCGTTACTGATCTAACATCATCGATTAGCAGCCATATGCGAGAAGCTGCTTATATGCGTGATGCTAAGCTAGATCCGACTGACTATACAGTTTACGATACAGCTTTGGCAGCAAGAAGAATTACGTTTGGAACTTTGCTCTCGCAGCAGACAGCGACAGACTTTAATCGCTTTACACAGTTCATGAAGTTTACCAACATGATGTACGGCGGATTCGATGGTGTTAACATCTTGGATCGTGATGCACGACGAATGAATGATAAAGCATCATCGTTCGATACAGGCGGCGGTGCAGAAGATGTTTATACAGCACCAGGTCTAACATATAACCCAAGTGGTATCGGCGTCGATAACAACACAGTCGCATCGTATGTCGCAGCATCGAATATTATGTTGAATCCGATGGTTTCGTCGATCAATATCTTCGCATGCCCAGGGATCAAAGAGCCATACGTTACAGATTACATCGCAGCCAAAGCAAAGTCATATGGCTTGGCACTAGCAGTACTCGATGTTGTTTCATATGACGATGATGGCAACAGACTATATGATGATTCGAAGCAGAAGCCAGACGTTGAAAAAACGATTGCGCTATTCGAAGGTCGTAATTTTGACAATAGCTACTCTGCAACATACTTCCCAGACGTTGTTATCAATGATGATAAGAACAAGAGAAGAGTAAAGGTTCCAGCTTCTACAGCGGCACTTGCAGCATTAGCATTCAACGATCGTGTTGCATATCCTTGGTTTGCCCCGGCAGGGTTTAATCGCGCGGCACTCGACTTCGTAACTAATGTGCCTGTCAGATTGTCTGTTGACGATCGTGATAAGCTTTACGATGCCAGAATCAATCCAATTGCAACCTTCCCACGTCAGGGATATGTTATCTTCGGACAGAAGACATTGCAATTGAAAAAGTCTTCTCTCGATCGAGTTAACGTTCGTCGAATGCTTCTAGAAGTAAAACGTACAGTCGTGAATATCGCTTCTAGACTAACATTCGAACAAAATACAGCTGAAGTTCGAAATCAATTCAAGAGCCAAGTCAACGCATATGCTGCGATTGTACAGGTTCAGCAGGGAATTGAAGCATTCAGCGTAATTATGGACGATTCGAATAACACTGAAGAAGACAAGCTATTCAACCGATTGAATGGTAAAGTGATCGTGGTTCCAACACGGGCCGCAGAGTTCATTGCCATTGACTTCGTAATAACAAATAGCGGAGTGCAATTCACTTCTTGATATGGGTTTAAGATGACTATATATTTGCAATATACTGGTGAGGATGCAAAATGACAACAGCTAAATTTGGTAGTGCAGGAGTAACAGTTAGGGAGATTGATCTATCAAGTCCATTAACAGTTGCGCCATCTGGAATCCCCGCTGGCGTAATCGGCACAGCCAATAAAGGCCCTGCTTATGTACCAGTAACTGTTGGTGTAATCGGCGATTTTTATGCCAAATTCGGAACATCTGACGGTAAGAAATTCGGACCGTTAGCTGCTGGTGAATGGTTACGAAATGCCAGTTCATTGACATATATGCGAGTACTCGGAATCGGTGATGGTCTAAAGAGAGCATCAACAGGTAACCTTGCAGGATCTGTTACTTCTGCAGGGTTTACTGTTGGTGAAAATCAACCAGATACAACAACCGGCGCACTTACATCGAATCCATATGCAAATTCAGGTGGTCCAGAAGGTAGAACATACTTTCTAGGTTGCTTTATGTCTGAATCGGCTGGTTCGACTGTATTCAGTGCAGCTGGTGCACAATCCTCAACGACTGCTGTTCCAATCGTCCGTGGTGTAGTTCTTGCAGCTTCAGGCGTTATATTGCGAATGTCATCCTCGCTAGCAACGTCAGCCGCCCCTGCTTCATCGTATGTCGCAAATGTCGGAACTGCAGCTGGTGCAACCCTCGGTGATGTGGTACTTCTATCAGGCGCCAGAGTAAAGCAAGAATTTACTCTTCTATTGAATGGCCATAAGGGTACTGACCCGTCATATCCAAATGTCGTTACAGCATCGTTCGATATGACGGCGCCAAATTACTTCGCAAATGTGTTGAATAACGATCCGCTCAAGCTTCAACAGGCTGGATATTGTGTTTATACATCTTATGATGTTTATCCGACAGTAGCATCTGTTACTGGTTCTGGATTGCTTAGTGCCTCCCACGGTGCCGGCGCCAGTGCTGCTCCGAAGCCAGGTGCAGAATGTTCGGCCTTCATTACGACGGGTTCATCTGGATATAACGTCGGGACATCGACGGCACCAAATTATGAGAACTTCAACACACGATTCTCATCTGCTAATTCACCATGGGTAATCTCACAGAAATTCGGCGGATATCCAATCAACTTGTTCAGACTTGTTTCTGTTGATTCAGGCGCAGGAACAGCTGAGAAGATTAAGTTCTCTATCGAGAATATCGCCAAGTCAACTGATCCAGCATATCTGTATGGAACATTCGATTTGGTAGTAAGAGATATTGCAGATCGTGACGATGAATCAAGAGTACTAGAAGCCTTTAGAGGACTATCACTCGATCCAATGTCTGATCGATATATCGCTAAGGTCGTAGGCGATCTAAATGTTTACTACGAATTCGATAAGGTTGAAAATTCACAGAAGCTTGTAGTCGAAGGAAACTATCCGAACAAGTCGAACTATGTCAGAGTGGAAGTTGAATCGATCGTAGATAACGGCGACCTCGATCCAGTTGCACTACCAGTTGGGTTTAGAGGAATCGCTCACTTAGTCACAGCTGGTACGGCTCCATTGGCTCCAACAACCTCGACCGCTTTGCTAGTCTCAACTGCTTTGCAGAATACTGTCGAACTTCCACTTCCATTACGATCATCGATCGCAGTTGGGTCTGGAAATAAGATTGTTGCAAATAGTTCACTCTATTGGGGATCGCAATTCGAGCATGTAACAAATCCAGCCTTGCCAAATGGAAGCACACTTCAAAATAAGACACTTACAGCCTTTATGAAGTACTTTCCAGACTTTATGACAACGACACAGAATTTCGTCGTATCGAATAATCAAGGTGTTGCTGATACTGCTGCAAACGGCGTTCTAGATGCAGACAGATTCAATAACAATATGTTCACACTTGAAAATGTTCAAGTCGTAACAAATTCACTTGGCTTAGCCGATGCATCATCCTGGTCTGCCGCTTCATATATCCGCAAAGGAAATATCGTTGCAAATGATACTGATAAGACTCGTGCATGGACAGTCAATGACCTTACACAACAGAATAGAAAGTTCTGTAAGTTCTCATTCTTTATGCAGGGTGGCTTCGATGGAGTTAACATCTTCAACAAGGAAGAGTCAGAGATCAGCAATGTCGCCGTAACAGACGATATGAACGCAGTCAATCGCGGCTTGTCCAAGGGTCCAAACGTAAAGGCTTACACCAAAGCAATTACCATCATGAAGAATACTGTCAACGCAGATATTCAACTCTTGGCAATTCCAGGCATCCGCCATCCTGTCGTAACAGACACCGCAGCCGATGCAGTTCGCGAACGTTTCGATGCTCTTTATCTAATGGATATCGAAGAGTACGATAACACTGACACACTCATTACAGCTGACACACAAGTCCCACACGTGCAAAACACTGTCCTATCATTCAGAGACAGAGCGGTTGATAACTCATTCGCTGCTGCTTACTATCCTGACGTCACAATGACAGATCCGAATACAAGAACGACAGTCATGGTGCCTCCATCTGTCGCCGTACTTGGTGCTCTCGCTTACAATGACGCAATCGGATATCCCTGGTTTGCCCCAGCAGGCTTTACAAGAGGCGCTCTTTCTACAGCTATTGATGCCAAGGTCAAGCTCTACAAAGATAATCTCGACGCACTCTATGAGGCTGCAATCAATCCTCTCGTATCATTCCCTGGCCAAGCTGCCAATGGTGCAGCAAATTCGGGTCTGATGGTCTGGGGACAAAAGACACTTCAAGCCGCAGCTTCTGCACTTGATCGAGTCAACGTCCGACGATTGCTCATCTCTCTTCGACGTGAAGTGAAGGATGTTGCAAATACATTCATCTTCGAACCGAATAGAGCATCGACACTTACACGATTCTCTGCAGCTGTCACACCTCGTCTAGAACGAGTCAAGGCACAACGCGGAATTGAACAATATCTTGTCAAGATTGATACATCGACAACGACACAGCTCGACGTCGAAAATAACACGATTCGAGGCAAGGTCTTCATTGTCCCAACCCGCTCTGTTGAATTCGTAAGCATTGACTTCGTCGTCACGAATCGCGGGCAGCAAGGCGTATAGTTATTGGACTAAATGAAGATACGGCTATCTGAAATCAGAACAATCATAAGGGATGTGCTGGAAGAAATGGATTCCGGCACTCCTTCCACAAAATCACTCGACGATAAAGCTAAAGCAGATAAACGTAAAGTCGTCGATACAACAAGAGATGCAATCTCAACAGCTGTTTCGTCTGGCGTAAAAGACAGAATCATTCAACTTGTTACACCTGACGTGTTCAAATATAGCGATGTCGAAATTATCGACGAACCTCCCAAGACGCTGATTCGCTTCACAGACGTCGACGGTGAAAAAGGCAAAGATACGATCTACATGATCAACGTCACGAAGCTCATATAATCACTTGAGATGAAGGCACATATTAGAATGAAGATGACTGAGCAAAGACTTCGAAAGATCATTAGAGACGTGCTAGAAAGCAACTACGCCACGTCTAAAAAAGTTCGCATAACAGAATCGTCGATTCGAACGATCGTGTCTAAATTGTTGAGCGAAATTGATATCGATTACGGCCGGATGCAGCAACAAGATAAGTTTCTCCAAACCAAAAAAGATATCAGCACAGCCAAGGGCCCAAAGACGCAGACAAGAGAAGAAAAAGCTGCGGAACAAGAACTTTCTAAAGCTATGGAAGCTACCAACGACATTATTCGAAGCCTATCCGCCAAGCGATACGATGCTTTAAAGCAAGTCATTCCGATACTCCAAAATTCTCTTCAAAATCTATTCATGTCGTCAAGCTCCAGCAAATCATCTGATGAGATCACCAAATTGGTCAAAATATTCAGACAATTCAACGAAGCTTTAAAAGGCACTGACTACAAATCTGCAACTTCTTTCGCCAAAATGCTATATAGCGCAATGCAAGACATGGGCTCCCTCACAGGCAATCCATACACATCAAAAAACATAAGCAGAAACTGATCATCCATTCCGGATCACGAACTCTCGTTTCGGACATCCCCAAATCTTATCAAATACATTCTTCTTAGCACGATCATATCTCTGCTCTTGATCTGTCCACCAAACAGGCGGATCTGACAAATTTCCCTTATCGAATCCAAGCGCTGTATACACAGTCTCGATAGGTTGCCCAAATCGCAGATCATGATGATACAAAATGCCAGATATTCCAGACATATTCTTCGAATATCGCAATGCCTCGTGAATCAATAACTCAAAGGCTTTCGGAATATCATATCCAAGCTTGGTACAGAATCGTGTAACTTCTAATAAATCTTTATGCTTCTTATACGGCGACTTCCTCACACTCAACGCAGCCAATAACACATCACCCTTGAACAATCCCCATGATACAACAGCGGTCGTGTTCATTCCCTCTAAGTGATTCTCATTAAAAAATTTCTTTTCTAATGCTCTAGGAAAATATATGATCTTGCAATCATTCACATCGATCGTTTGATCTAGCAATGTCGGATCAAGCTTAAGTTTAAACATATTTTCTACGATAGGACGCTTTCGCAACCACTCATCTTCAAAAATATGAACTAAATCAAGACCGATATTCGAACACTTCCTCGTCTTGTTCCAGTGATATTCCTTATCTTTACCTGCTGCCTCTGTATGCCAGTAAAGCCCGTTATATTCGACAGCAAATTTCTTTGCAGGAATGAAGATATCAATCTCTAACATCTTCCCGATTAAGCCCCTAACATTTTGCAGAGTCTGGCACTTGAAAGTATCTTCAATCCACGTAGTTAACTCTCTTTGAGCTGCAGACCCTGGAACATAACATTTCGGGCACCTATCGCCGCGTGCAAAATTTAAAGATACCTTCTCTGACCAATCACACTTAGTACATGTCATCCATAGTGCAGGTTTCCCTTGATTTTGATACTTCTCAATCTTATTAAGCCTGATCTGTGTATTCATCTCTAACAGCTTCTCGATATCTTCATCTGATCTTCGAATATGCTTGTACTCCTCTGTAGCATTACGATTAATCCAAATTTTCTTTAATCTGTCATCTGTAGCTATTGACTGTCCAGCATGCCATGGTGTAAGCTGCTTGTCTCTATACCTCTGACGCAATGAATTATTCTTTGCCAATACCCGTTCGTCAGTCTCTTCTGTTAATCCCTTATGCCAAATTTTAAGATCTCCACTGGCATGCCGCTCTTTATACTCGATAGACTTAGCCATCAACCTCTCATCAGTCTCCTTAGTCAGTCCTTTAGACCATATCTCAAGTTCACCCTCTTCAAATGCTAACTTCCTCCCCTTACTCGTCGCTTCACCCCTCAACTTGATCCGCTCATCAGTTTCCTTAGTCAATCCCTTCGCCCACGATACAGTACCCTTCAATGCATCGCTTCTCTGCTGAATCAACTTCTTTGCAGTTTCTGCATCATAGGACGAATACACGTTCGCATTATGCCCAATAATGAACTTACCATACCCCTCCCACCAACTCCTCCACGGCACACTTCCACCACATCCACACCCACACGTCTTCGGCCCACTATTCATCTGATCCCACAACTTCTGTGTCGTTGTCGAATGCACATCATTCAAATGCGTCTCGAAATTCGTCCGCCTCTTTGTCTTATACACTTCACATAACGGACATACCAACTCTGGCTTCTTACCATTCTCATCTAAACTCATACTCACCGATTCTTTCTAAGTTAGCTTATAGATTTACATTACAACATAAAAAAAGAATGTTCAAAATTTCTAAAATATCATATTTAGTACTGCCAGGAGGCACTTTAAGATGGTCGAAACATTATCAGTTGAAGAGATGATCCCTAATAAATTCCAACCGAAGACTAAAAATCGTTGGGTACTTGCCATAGAGGGTATCGACTCGTTCATCTGCAAAACAGCAGCACGCCCCACAGTCACAACGGACGAAATCGAAATCCCATTCATCAACAGCCACAGATACCTCGCCGGCAAAACTAAATTCGGCACAATCTCTGTCACACTCCACGATCCCATCGCTCCCTCCGGTGCACAACAGGTCATGGAATGGATCAGACTATGCTTCGAATCAGTCTCTGGCCGATCAGGCTACGCTGACTTCTACAAACGAGATGTACAGCTTAAGCTACTAGATCCTATCGGGACAGTTGTCGAACTTTGGGATATAAAAGGTGCGTTCATCACCGAAGCAAACTACGGCGAACTTACATATGAAGACGGCGCCCCGGTGGAGATAGCACTAACACTTCGGATGGACAATTTCGTTTTGCAATATTAACCCTCACTCTTGACAAGAGTGTCTTACAACACATCATTGCACTTATTGTGATACATTACATAAATTCGTAGTACGATATATTCATCGGAGATCGATGGATGAACGAATCATGTATTACATGTCCGTGGTGTGCATATACGTGTAACAACGTAGAGCATAGTTTACGTATACATTGTGCAAAGTCGCACGATAAAACAGCAAAACAATTATTTGACCAGTTGAATCCTTCACAGAAACTGTGTTTGTGCGGTTGTGAAACTCCAACACAGTTTCACGGCTTAGTGCGTGGATATTCTGATTATTTGCCTGGTCATCATATTCGTGTTCGAAATCCATGGGGACACAATGAAACTGCATTAAAAAAGAGTCAAATTACGCGTAACCAAATGGAAAAAGCTGGTGAGATTAATCACTGGTCAGCTGGTTTGACAGCACACACAGATGTTAGAGTTGCAAAATTAGTTGAGAAGAGTAAAGCAACTAAGAATATGCAAAAACAGAGATCTGAACATGTAGCAAAAAGTGACGCGAATAGGCACATATCTGTTGCATTACTTGAAGCATGCAAGTGTGTCTTGTATAGACCGTGGACACATAAGATATTGTTGTCGACGCATCTAAGATGTCAGTGCTGTAATGAGCTAGCCCAAGGTCCAGAGTACTTACAGGTATTTTACTTGAAAGAACAATTAAGCGAGATCATCCGTGCTGCTCTAGTTGCGTATAGGAATTTGTCATTTACCGGATTTAAAAATGAGATAGTTGCAGAGCTAGTACTTCAACATCACACTGAAAATCAAATAGCATGCTTAGTCGTTTGTCAGAATTGCGAAAAAATTTTAGAAACAGAGGGTAAAAATCATGTCTAGTCATAATTGTCCTTATTGCGATTACAATCATTCATATAGCACTAAGTTTGATAAGCATTTACAGTCAGTACATGGAAAAACGATTGAGGAAGCATATATCGAGACTCGGCTTTCGGGAGTGTTGCCAATTTGCGGTTGTGGTTGTGGAGAGAAAACAAAGTGGTACGGTTGGGAGCAAGGATATACTAAATTCGTCAGAGGGCACAATGCTGTAATAGAAAATGCATTTAGTGATCCCGCTGTTGCGAAAGCTAATGCAGAAAAGAGGAAAGAAGGATATCGGTCAGGGAAATACAAAGTGTGGAATGATGGTAAAACAGCCGAGAGTGATGAACGAATTAAAGAAATGGCTGAAAAGACATCCAAAACACACGCCAAGAAAGTTGAAGAAGGAACATTCCAGTCATGGGCGAAGCGAGATCCAGAAGCACATTCGGTAGCGCGCCAGAAAACAGCGAATACAAAAAAAATGATGTACGCTCTTGGCGAATTAAAAGTCTGGAATACAGGATTATCGAAAGAGACAGATGTTAGAGTAAAACAGATGTCCATTTCGATGAAAAAAACCGTCGAACAAAATGGATATCACTTTACATTTACGCCAAAGCAAGTGTTGGATATAACAGACAAATATTCTGACAAATTTACGTTATTGAATCTTGATGAATATAAAAACAAGTACACAAAACTTAAATTCTTATGTAAGACATGCCAGAAAGTTTCTGAAAAAACTATTGTAATGGTTAGAAATGCTCCAGTCTGTTATCATTGTCATCCGAAGGAGTCGGCAGGGCAGATACAGCTATACGAGTTTGTGAAGTCATTGTGTCCCGATGCTGTTTTATCAGATAGGACTGTGATTCGTCCGAAGGAGTTAGATGTGTATGTTCCGTCTAAGAAAGTAGCTGTCGAGTATAACGGACTATACTGGCATTCTGAGGTGTGTAATACGAATAAGTTTCACTTGACAGAGAAGCGAGATTTGTGCGAAGCTGCTGGTGTTAGGTTGATTAATATTTTCGAAGATGAATGGAGGGATAAGAGAGAGATTGTTGAGTCGATGTTGAGGAATGCATTCGGGTTGATCGAGGTGAAGTATTCAGCGAGGAAGTGTGAAGTTAGAGAGTTGAGCGTAGCAGATCGACGTAAGTTTTTCAATGCGAATCATTTGGATGGTGATGTGAATTCGATGATTGCATTTGGGTTGTATTTTGAAAATGTCTTGATCTCCGCCATGAGTCTTCGCAAGCCTATGCATAATTCCAAGTATGAGGGATATTTCGAGGTTGCCCGATTCGCTTCATTGTTGAATGTTGTTGTTCGTGGCGGGTTGGGTAAGTTGACGGATCATGTTTTGGAGTATGCCCGTCGAGCGGAAAAGAAGTTGCTTTCGTATGTTGATTTGCGATTCGGTCAGGGATTTGGATATGAACATGCTGGATGGATGAAGATGTCTCGGACGAAGGAACGGTTTTGGTGGACAGACTTCACAGATCGCCACGATAGATTCACTTGCAAAGCGGATGCCAAGCGTTCCATGTCTGAGAATGATGTTGCATTAGAGCGTGGTTTGTGGAGGATGTGGGGCTGCAGCAATGAGATTATGCAGTTGACGTGACTTGGCAGGATTGATGATTTTTTTTGCAAGTATAGATGTTGATTTCTGTGAATAGTTATGTGATATTGATTTGTCGTATAGCGAGTCAGCATCAAGGATTTTGTAAATGAAATTGACTGTTCGAACTTTAAAAAAATTGATTAGAGAAATGGTTGATGAAGCAATGCGTGCCAAGCCGAAGTGGGTGCTTGGGAAAGATGATTCTGCAGATAAGCTTGATCTTTCAATGATTCAGGGTGATTTAGACAGTCTTGAAACTCTTGATGCTCTTCCGCAGCTTAAGACTAAATGGTCGACAGACTTGGGACAAGATAGCGAAGATAGTGAAGAAGACAAATTAGCTAAGCAAACAGCTGCAGATGATGCAGAATACGAAGAGTGGAAAAATGTTAGTCCGGGTGAGAAGTATAAAATACGAAATGCATATGCGGAAGATCAGTACAGCCGTGAAAAGAGTCACGGGTTGGATGTTAGCAAATTGCTTGGAAAACAGAAGACCGGAAGAAATTAGAGATTGATATGAAGCTAACAATTCACACACTTAAAAGATTGATTCGCGAAGCTGTTGAAGAAGCGTATGTGATTCGTGCAGAGCTTGATCATTTGAATTATTACTATTGCGGAGATGGTAATTGGGGTGAATCAGAAGACGCTGTAGTATTTGCTAGCAAAGCTAAAGCTAAAGCAGAACTATCAATAGTGATTCAGACGTATCCTTGTGAGATCTCGCCAGACGATATCGAGTACAATATTCAGCGTTATAATGTAGAGGAAAATGGCCTTCACGTTATCGATAAAGATGATATTGGCAAAAAAGGGTATGTGTATGTTGCCGCTGCCACGATTAAAGGGATGAATGATCTGTATTTTGGAAAAGGTGTTTGGGGTCCATTAGAAACAGCAGAGTTCAGGCCTGATAAAAAATCAGCTGAGGGTGTTTTAGAGCTAGCTATGGATGATTTTCCAGCTGAATATGAAGTAGATTTTAACAATTTGTTTTCTTATAATGTTGTTCCGCAGCCTGGTTCACGTCCTGTAACAAAAACTAAGTTGTCGTGATTTTTACGCTGAGTAATAGGAATTTTATAAATGAAATTGACGATTCGAACTCTAAAGAGATTGATTAAGGAAGCTACACAGACTCCGAATGAGAGCAATGTAGTTGTGCTGCAGGTAACTAGGCAGGACGGCATGGTTATTCATCCTCCGAGTGGAGCAGCTATTTATGTCGACAATGAAATGGATGATGAGTATGGTGAGGGTGCTTCTTGGGACATGGATGCCGAACGTGCCGAACTAATACACCAAGCAGTCCAGAATTCCGGAGCATTGTTTGTGTATGATGCTGAAGGTTATTCGGATGGCTCGATACCGTGGACCACTAGTGATGGTGAAAATGTTAAAGTGTGGCCAATTAGTGACTGGCTTAGTATGTATCATTCAGCCGAAGTAACACGCGGCAGACCGAAGGCAGAATCGGTTCGACATATTCCACGAAAACGATAATCAGCCATAGCCAAAAATTCGATTTTGTGTATTGTGTGCTTTTGTATGTTATCATTAATATATGAAGAGCGTATTTTCGTCATTTGATCTCGATTCAGAGAAGCCGACTAAGTCAAAATATCGAATTTCAGATTCGAAGAAAGTAGAGATTGCAGCGTATGCAATTCGTCATCGAAATCGTCACATTTTGTTGGGTGAACTTGCTGAAGAATTTTGTTTAAGTTTAGCGCAAGTCGATAGTGTATGTGAAGAGTTATGCAGAGAATTCGTGTTTAGGGCGAGTTCAAGTGATGAATTACGACGAGCTGGATTGAATTCTGAAAGCAGGGCGTATGTATTATGTTTCACAGGGAAAATGACCATGATTTGAGCGATTTAGATGAGCGCAGTGTAATGTTATATCGAAAGATATTTCCAATTTTGACAGCGTTTGATTCTGCTGGATTGATTAAGTTGGGAACCCCACTTGATGAGTATCATTACGAAGCGAAGATGATTGCTGAGTTACTTTCGAAGCGAAATATGAAAGTGACGACTGTTCAAGATGTGCTTGATGATGTCGATTATGTGTTCTATCAGCAGTTTGAGACGTATATAAGTTATCCAAATTTCGCTACTGATGATTATGACACGATTGTAACGGGCGAAAATGATCGTCGAATTGTGATCGGTGAAAAAGAGTCATTTCGAAGTATGGCTATTACGATATACAAATCGATTGCAATTTTGAATTAAGCGCTGTTAGTTGTTTACAGTAATTTGCATACGAATTAATTTTCTAGATGGAGTAATTTCGAATGAATGATGAGAGAAACGAGAGAAATGCTATTTTTGGTCAGCAACATGTTCAGCAGAATCAGAATGTAGCGCAAGTTAAGACATCGTTGGGTGTTGAGACTCCTGTCGAAGTTGTTCCAATGCCAAGTTTGGGAAAGTTATATTCTGCAGAGTCATCGTTGGGTGATAGAACAACATTGGATATTCGTCCAATGACGACACGTGAGGAAGATATTCTAACGAATCGTGCATTGATCAAGAAGGGGACAGTCATTACAGAGCTGATTAAGTCATGTCTTTCTGATAAGAGTGTTAATGTCGCAGAGCTTGTAGCAGGTGATCGAAATGCGTTGATGGTTGCTGTGCGCATTACAGGCTATGGGGCAGAATATAAGGGAGATTTGACGTGCACGGAATGTTCTGCAAAGTTTGACCATGAGTTCGACCTGGCACAGTTGCCGATCAAAGTCTTGGATATAGAGCCGGTTAGACAAGGCACGAATGAATTCGCTTTTACATTGCCTATGTCTAAAAGGAATGTTACATTTAAGTTCTTGACCGGTAAAGATGAGGAAGATATATCTGCTCGCCAGGAGACATTGAAGAAAAAGCAGCTTCATGGTCATGAGAATTTAGTCACAACAAAGTTGCAGTATAGCATTATTTCTGTCGATGGTGTAACAGATCGTAATCAGATTACACAATTCATTTCGAATATGCCAGCCAGGGATTCATTGGCATTGAGATCATATATCGATAAGCATGAGCCAGGAATCGAAATGAAGCAAAATGCCACGTGTCCCTCATGTGGGCACTCTGAGGAGGTTGGCGTCCCGATGGGAGTTAGCTTTTTTTGGCCTAACGCCGGCTGATAAAGAGCAATTAATTTTAGAGCCGATATTTCTGTTAATGTATTATTGCGGTTTTACATACACAGAAGCATACAATATCCCTGTCGTATATAAACGATGGTGGATTGAACGTGTGAATAGAGAGATCACCAAGGGAAATTCTGGTGAAGCTCCACAAGGTTCTAGAGCACAACATCATAATGCTGGTGATGTACCTGCTATTCTTGGTAAACATCGAACTGCAGCACCCTCACGTATGCAGCGATTTACATAAGCTCATGATTTTTTTTTTTGTGTGATAAGAAGATCAGATTATGAGAATAGTTAGATAATATCGATTTGCATCATGGCGGATCATAAAAAGGATTTTTGTAAATGAAATTGACGATTCGAACTCTAAAGAGATTGATTAAAGAAGCGGTTCAGGAAGCTACACAGACTCCGAATGAAAGCAATGTTGTTGTGTTAGACTCGACATTCGACGGTCTTGTTGTTCGTTCTCCCGGCGGAAAAGCCGTTAATGTTGATAAACAGCTAGAGGATCAGCAGGGCGATGAATATGATGAGCAGTTGCGTTTGGATCTATCATTTGAGCTAGTCAGAGATTCGGGAGCGGCCTTCGTATATGATTCTGAAACCCCTGATGGTACAGTTCCGTGGACTACAAAGAGCGGTAAGCAGCTTATGGTGACACCTTTGGCCCAATGGGTACAAGACAATGAATATAGCTTCAAAGGCAGCGCCGGCCGCCCTCACTGATTTCACGTCAGACAAAATTCTAAATTAGCAATCAAAATATTTTTCATTTTTGTAGATCCATATTTAGTCTTATGCAAGATGGAATGTTGCAGAAGTTATTCCTTGGTACTTTGGCATCGTGTGTCGTAGGTAAACGAACGAACGTGATGCTTCGTGGAACAAAAAGAGAGATTGATTGTGTTGTAAAAATGATTCTCGCAGCACGAAAGTTTCACGAGATCATAATGTCAGATTCGAATGATCTGAAGGCTATTTTGAAGGCACTTGATGAAAAAATGGCTGTGAGTCGTGAATTCGAGGATATATTTGGTAGTAGATTCCCACTCTAAGCCATGGCGACCGATGATCCAAAGACAGTCAAAGCGTTAGCCGACGAGCAAAGTAGGTACAATGCACAGTTAGGTGAGAGTGTTGGGCTGGTACAGCAGCTCAATGCATCGATCAATTCATTATTGAATAATGCAAAAGCTATAGCTGGACTGTTCGGCCAATTTAAAAATGGTGCTGAGAATGTTAAAGAAGTTGCTACGCAATTCGAAGCTGCAGCTGATAAAGCTAAGCCGTATATTGACACGATAAAAGCTGCTGACATTGAAGCATTTCTTGATGGTCAAGCAAAGAGTGCAAAAGATGTAGCTAGTTCGATGAAAGATGCTGGATCGTCTGTAGTTGGTTCAAGCGGCCAAATGACGACGGCATTGAATTTGACGGGAAATGAAATTGATACATTCTTTGGAAAATCTACAAAGCTTACAGATCAGATAAAAGAAAAGTATCCCGCAGCATTTGCGATTGGTGGAGCTGCATTAGACGGGATGCGCAAAGGCTTTACGACACTTGTTGCGACAGGTAAGGGGCTAATCGAGTATTTTTCTTCGATTGTAAGTGCAGCTTGGAAAGTTACGAAGGCATTAATTTCGATACCCTTTCGATTGTTTAGTGTGCTTATCGATATGTCACAGCAGTCTGGCGGCGGCACAAATGAATTAGCTGTTGCGTTTGAAAAACTGCGAGAGCAATTTGGCGCGTTTAAAGATCATGAAGCAAAGAATGTAATTGATGGCTTTCAGTCAATGCAGGGCGAACTTGCAAAGACAGGTGTGCAAGTCTATCAAGTCTTTACGATGCCAGCAGATCGGTTGAAATATTTGACCGAGTTGGCCACAAAGATGGGTGCAACATTCAATGTCCTTGCCAGTGAAGTTGGCAAAAATGCTGAAGTTGTAGCAGCATATCAAAAAGGTCTTGGCATCTTGATGGATGACATGGCTGGTGTATCAGCCAGAGCGATAGCATTCGGGCAGACGATGGAACAGCAGTTCTATGAAGTCGCGAATATGTCGATGCAGATGGGTAAAACTTTCGGCATATCATCGAAGATGGTCTCTCGTGATGTTGGAAAGATGATGAAGGATGTTAAGAACTTCGGAAATCTTTCTATCAAAGAAATGACTGAGACATCGATCTACGTCAGAAAACTCGGCGTAGAGTTTGAGAAGTTGCAAGGTATCGTTGATAAGTGGGACTCATTCGAGTCTGCTGCTGAAGCTGCTGCAAAGTTGTCACAAGCATTTGGTGTAAATGTCAATGCTTTCGAAATGATGGAAAAACAGAATCCAGCCGATCGTCTCGATGAATTGCGAGATGCATTTAAACGCGCCGGTAAATCTGCCGAAACGATGTCTAGGCAAGAACTTAAGCTAATTGCCGATGCGACAGGTTTGGATGAAGCTACTGCAAGATTAGCCCTCTCATCAGGTAATGCTGGCACAAGCATGGATGAGATTAAGAAGTCAAGTGAAGCTGCTCAGAAACAGCAGATGTCACAGACAGAGGTCATGAAGCGCTTAGGCGATCAGATCGAACGAATGATTCCATCGGGCGGAGGTGGCGAAAAGTTTAAGAGTTTCTGGGACGCCTTTACACAGGGAATAAGTCGAGGAGTTCAAAATTCGCCAGAATTTATTGAACTTATGATGAAGATGCGAAATGCACTATGGAGCGTGTTTCGTATTGGTATGCAGCTTGGACGTGAATTGCCAAAGTTGTTTGCACCTCTTGGTGATGGTCTTCGTGCATTATCATCACTGATGCCAGATATAATCGCACAGTTTCAAGGAATTTCTGACTCTATTCGTCTATTGTTGAAGAGCGGAAATTTCGACGAGTTCGTTAAGAATATGCGAACAAGTTTTGAACGCGTTGCTAAGAGTGATGTGTGGCAACGATTGCAGAAAGCTGCGTTTGAAGGATTGTCGAAGTTATCAACAATTGCCGCTGCAGGTTTGCGTTGGTTTGCGAAAACGTTGGCAGAAGGTATTCACAATGCAACTGAATTTTTGACACATCCAGAAGAATTTCTCGGAAAAATGCAATCTGGTGGAAGTGAATTTGCAAAGAAATTCATATCAGCAATTCAGCCACTGATCGATGTTATCAAAGACGAAAAAACATGGCTTCCAGTTTGGGAAGCTTTAAAACAATTTGCACCGGTGTTATGGAAAAAAATCCAACAAGCATTGTGGTGGGTGTTTAACAACACGCCGAAGAGTGTGTGGATTGGTGCAGGGGCTGCACTTTTTGGTCCAGCTGCGGTAAAGACATTCGCAACTTTTGCCGGCGCCGCTCTTCCAGGAATGGTGTCTAGTGCCTTTGCATCTTCTTCCGGAGCAACAGCTAGTGCAGCTTCATCTGGGATGGGTGCAATCTTTGGAAATCCATATGTCCTAGCTGCTGCAGCAACAGCGGCACTGACCGTTGCAGGTATCGGGATCAGCAAAGGTATCGAAAAATTCGACAAAGATATTTCTGATAAGATAATAAAGCTTGGCGGCGATCGAAAAGATTCTAAATTTGGTTCCGGAACAGCCGGTTTAGTTCAAATGTTGTCATTCGGAACGATGTCCGATGAAACTGGTAAAGCTCTTGCGGAGAATCTTGCTGAACTATCAAAGACAGTATTCAAGACTCTTGGTGAATTTGTTGGTCCTGATTTTGCAGCTGATATCAAAGAATTTTTATTTGCTGGGTTTGGTGTTTTAGGCAGTATAGGAAATATCGTACGATCACTTTTTAAAGGTGACGGAGCTGGTGTGGTTAGCGGAATGGTAGATGCTTTTAAAGGTCTATTCATCATGTTTATTACTCGCCTTAAAGTACTATTCATAACACTTCCGACAAAGATTATTGAGCTTGTATCTTCTGCTCTTGAAGAGTTTAACAAACTTCTTGATGTCATAATAAATCCCAACTCTGCAGGTGCGCAAACATTCATCGACAACTTTGGTAAAGCTTTCGCAGATATTGCCGAAAATTTAGGACCAGTGTTCGACGGTTTGTGGGAAGGCGTGAAACGATTAGTTATCGTATTTTTTGATAAGCTTATGCCGGCCCTGGCTGATTTCTGTTGGAAGTTACCGTTAGCAGTTGGAATAGCACTTAAAGATGCAACGAACGCGATTTTTAGTTATTTCGGAAATGTTATAAAAACATTTGGCACAAAAGTATTGGCATTAGTTCCAGACTTTAAAATGACATTTATGCCATTGATTACTGCGATTGAATTGCTTGGCGTCGAACTAGCCCAGGCCGCTGTGGGGATGTTTAAAACATTCGTGTCATCATTCGGTCCAGCTGGTGATGTAGCGATGAAAGCTTTAGGCGTAAATTTAGATGAAAAAACTACGCAACTTAATGCTCATCATGAAAAGCTTTTAGCTAAGCTTGGAAATATGCGAAGTGATTATGCAAAAGAGCAACAGAAAACAGCCGAAGCTGCGAAAGCAGCAGAGAAAAAGTCAGGCGCCAATTCAGCTATAAGTTCTGGCGGTTTAGCAGGTATTAGTGCAAAGGTCACCGCCGCAGCACCCACTAAACTTCCAGGTCTTACTGAGCCGTCTAAGGCTGCTGCTCCGCCAAGTGAAGTATTAGCCCAAGCCTCTGCAATGACAGAGCAGATTCAGAAAGCTAAAGCAAATCTCGAGAAAATTAGCGAAAAAGATGCTGCCAGCATGCAAGAGAAGATGCAGAAGTTGATCGACGCCTTTAGCAAAGGCGGTACTGAAGTGTTGAATAAGATGGAACAGCAAATGACGAAGATCGCTTCAGTATTTTCATCGCTTGATGTCGTTGCAAAAGCAATGTCGTCGTTTTCTGCAACTATGAAAAGTATTGGCGATCCGCAGGGAATAATTGCTAAGTTTTATGAGCTTTATGGACAATTGCTTAAAGATTTTCCTGAAGAGGTAATGAATCCTGCAAAGGTAAAAAGTTTAGATGAAACTGCACCAGTTCTTGCAAAGATGGCAAATATTGCAACGAATATGTCTGATGTTGCAGAAAAAAGCATGAAGATGGATCCAAGCCAAATCACTGCATTTTTCAAAAATATAATCAATATAGGCAAGCAGATGGAAGATGCGGCTGAACCAATTACGATATCGATGTTGGGAGGTCAAACTGCAGTAGCTGCTATGACTGCAATGATGACAACGATGAGTGATTACACTAAAGCCATTCAAACGAATTTGTTGACAGTTCCACTAAATGTTACTAGCGATATGGTTAAAAAAGCAAATGAATTAGCCGATACAATCAATATGTTGGCAACAAATCCAAAAATTTCTAATATTAAAGAAAATTTACAAAAATTAGGAACATCGCTGGGTGTAAACAGATCATATACAGTTGGTAATGATGGTGTTAAAATTCAGTTGAATTTACATGTTGTAATGGAAGCTGCTAAACTTGAAAGTGTATTGCTAACAAGATCAGATGCGTTGATTCAAAAGGCATTTATTAAAGTTCCGAAGGGCAATGAAGCAAATGATGTTCTTCAAGGTGGTGGAGGTGGATGATGAATGATGATTTTAGAAAAAAAGTGATCGTCGACACGTTTTCTAATCCTTTATTGCAAGAACTGTCTAAGAACATGTCGGCGAAAGATAAGAAAGTTGCTGAAGATCTTGTTGCAGAATTCGTTGATATGTTCTGCATGAATGTGTATGGTGCGATATCGAAGTCGATTGAACTTGAAAACAAGAAAAAGATTCCTGACAATCTTGATGAGAGTTTAATTACTAAAGAGAATGCCTGATCCAAAAGATAGAATAGCGCTAAAAGATTGGATTCGTACACGTGGATTCGATGTCGGCGTAGTCGATAGCAATCAAATTTCAGAAGAAGATGAGGGAAAAGTCGTTCCTCCCGATCATGATTCTGGAGGCGTGCAAGAAAAATCCGATCTTAGTGCTAAGACGAAAATGACGATTGGCGCATTTTTAGAGACAGAAACTGCGAAAAATCGTGTTGCGCCTTATGAGATTATTGCAAGGCAAAGCGAAAACACGATCGTAAACGAATACAACATTCCCCTGATCAATAAGGGTGCTCCGCTTGAACCAGGAAAATTTTCTACGAATCCATTTGGAGGATCTGCTTCGTCGATCAATGGAACGAATCTATTATCAAGCATATCTGAGAACTTTGATGGAACAGTTTCTGATAGCAAGAATGGTTTCGTTGCGCTACCGTCTGATCCGAAAATTTCTGCGCATGTAAATGAAGTTGCAAAAAATTATACGAGCAAGATTCTTCAGAAGAACCGGTTCAGGCCATCATTTGATAAAGGTACAACAGATAAAAAATATAATGCTGAGATTCGTGCCGTAGATGCAGATACGGACACATCATACTATACAAAATCAAGGACGAATAGCGATAAGCTTGACGAGAATTCGAAGGTGTCATTTAGCAACATGTCTAAAGTTGCTAAGACATTGATGCTTCGTGCCACCGGCGAGGTGGGTGCCAACAAAGTTGGATACGATCCCGAAGGAGCTGCTGAAACAACCGGCGCTCTCCTTCCAGGTAAGGCTCAGATCCTCCCGTCGAAGATCGTTGAGTATAACGACCTCGAAGCACGAGATGTTCTCTATTCGTTGCTTAATGGTAAAGACGAGCTAGGTTCACATTCACCCGGCCCAAGCGGAAGTTCTTGGGGCGTATTGAATAATCATTTAGAACGATTCAGTTCCATCGCTCCATTAGGAATGATGTTTACGGCCGCAGCATTGATTGTTGCAATTGGATTGTTGCTCGAAGGTATCGGAGCCTTGATCGCTCTAACAGCTGGTAGTAAAGATTCAAAGTTTTATGGGATGAATACACAGTCGAATCCTTGGCAGATGGCATTCGGAAAATACCAGCGAAAGGATACTGGCGGCGATAGTTTAAGTAGTCTAACCGGAGGAACGCTAAGTTCTATCGGCGGAATTAGTTCGCTTGAGTCGCTATTAGGATTAGCAGACGTAGGAAATTTTCAATACTACCTCAAAGTTGGTCTCAGCGTATTTTTTAGAGGTAATAGCAAGTCTTCACTTCCAGCTGGGTTAAGTCCATTATTGGCCGCAGCTTCACAAGCACTTGATTCGCCAGGATTTTATGCAATTTTTTATCGTGCGATAGTGCGTTCTGGATATACGATCGGTAAAAATCTTGCCGATGCATTTTCTGGTCCAACAAATCTTCTTACAGGAATCGAAGGCGTGTTGGGAATCTTTAATGATCTAAGAGAATCAAAGATTATTGCAATACTAAATTTGATTGCACGTGTAGGATACATCGAGCGAACAGCTAATATTAATGAATTAAAAGTTGCTAGTAATATGCAAAATGCTGCACAGATTATTGATCGTATTGATGGTCATCTTCGTTGGAGCAGTGACACAGCATGTTCGATATTGCTATATGATTTGCCGAATTCTGCTGGTGCTACTGGAAAAGCCAATTATGCATTTACGACAGAAGAAGAAAAGATCACTGAAGCAGACGATCTAAAAAAAGGGATTCCAACAAGAGTTCTTAAAGATTACGCAAGAAGATTAAATTCAGAATATCTTCCATTTTATTTTGTGGATACACGAACGAATGAACTTGTAGCATTTCATGCATTTCTTAAGACGCTGACAGATGACTATGCACCATCATGGGAGAACATAGAAGCATATGGCCGTGTCGATGCGATCCGCATATACAAGAACACCGCACGCAAATTAGGAATTAGTTTTGTCATTCTTGCGACGAATGAAGAGAGCTTTAAGTCTAACTGGAATAGAATCAATAAACTTGTTTCGCTTGTCTATCCACAATGGTCGCCAGGAAAACAACTTCAGGATATCCAATATAAAGGTTCAACATTCAAAATACGTCAGCCATTTTCACAAACTATAGCAGCTTCTCCGATAGTACGATTGCGAATTGGAGATTTAATTAAGACAAATTATACAGAGCAAGCATTGTCGCAGATGTTTGCGCTTACACAGACTAGCGCACAAGCAGATGATGATCAAAAGAAGTTAGTCGAGATATGCGAGAAAAATAAAGAATCATTTGATTTTTTGCAAAGTTTACACGAAAAACAAAGTGCATACAGCCAGCAAAGCTTGGGATATAAAAAATCAAGCGTGTCAAATCACTTTGATCAAAATACTGATGGAATATATTCATCCACTGGTGCAAGGCAGTTACAGGTCGATAAACTGAATCAGTTTATTAGTGACGGGATTTGTCGTGTTGGGATAAGTAAAGCAAAGTTTGGCGAGATTGCAGAGAGCGTATCTGATATTCGGACAGACAATTACGCAACTGATACCAGTGCTGCATATGGATATACATACAGCGACGAATTCAGGAAATGGGTATCACACCAAGGATACGTCGAAATTTCAAAAATTACTTTACCTGGAAAAACGTGGACAGATGTGTCATTAAATGCGGCAATAAAAGGTTTTTCAGGAAAAATTTACGCAAATGATGATGAACAGAAAAGTTACGGAGCTAAAGATAATGAATTGCGAATACTTCCGCACAATCTTGTAATCATTGATAAAAATCTTGTAAAATCTAAGGAACTGTTAGCTGATAAATTACTGAACACTGAAAAAAAGGACGTGATTAGTAAAAAAGAACAGTTCATTCGCGAGAATGTCGTGTTTAAAACGTTTTACGATAACACTGCTTCTGAAGGTTTAGCATGCACGATTGATTCGATGACATTCGACTGGCTTGGCGAAAGTCCATGGGAGTTAGATGAGCAAGTTGGTAAAATGCCGAAAATGTGCACGGTTAACATGTCACTAACTGTTATTCACGATATTGCGCCCGGACTTACATCTGATGGTACGAATCGTGCGCCGATCTATCGATTACCAGAAAATAAAGAATAATGCGAAGATATACGACAGTTATAGCTGCTGGATTGCAATATGGGACGTCGAAAGTTCACGTATATATCAGAGATATTGTGAAGAATAATCTCGTTACGTATCGGACAGAAGTGATCAAGGGGCATGAGCGACTTGACACATTAGCTGGAAAATATTATGATGATGGCTCATTGTGGTGGGTTATCGCAGCAGCTTCGAATATCGGGTGGGGGCTACAGGTTCCGCCAAATACGATAATAAACATTCCTGATTTGGCAGAGTTGAGTCAGTTGTTGGAGTAAGTTATGACAACTGAGAACAAGCAAGATTCGTCGACATCCGAGCCAAAAAAAGAAGAAAGTGCGCTTAAGCAACTTGAACAGTACTATACGTTGATTAATCCAACAGGCGTAAGGTTTACTGGTCATAGCGTAGGTTTAAAAGAAAGTAAAGATGATAAAGAGAACATCTATCAGCACTTGATTAGCATACTTCTTGGAAATAGCGGAAGATTCAGCACGGCGACCGAGATGAACAAATCTGTCAAAGATTTTTCTGGTAATGCAAAACCAGCTGACGAAGAGCTAATCAAAAAAGTGTTTAAAGTTTATACGAACAAAGATCTTAGTGATGTGTGTTCGAAAAAAATAAATGGCGGCGGTGACTCGGGCGCTGGAGTCATATTGTCTAATTCACAATTTATTTCGCTAAATGTGAACAGGACAAATCACGTAATGATGTTTATGAACACCATACCAACAGTTGAGATTGCCCGGGCAGTTCCTGTTATGGATGTAAATTTTCAGTTCGAAAGAAAATCATATGTAGAACAGCCTGAAGGGTTTTTGCCAAACATTCCGACAACGATCAAGTTTCTGAATGAGTCATTAAGTACTGTCATTACGAATGATGTATCGAAAGCGATACTGAATTCAATGAATTCTAAAGTCGAATCGCAGGTTTATAACTCGAAAGACAAAGAAGAAACTAGAAAGATTGTTGAAGACGGAAAAGAAAAAATTGTCGTAGTCGGTGTGAAAGAGCGGTCTGAGACAGACATGAGTATCTTTACGTCACCACAAACGCTATTCAATCGCGCAAATAAAGATGCTAGGAATATGACTGTTCCGTTAGCGTCTTTGGTCGATATTAAAATTGATGTCAAAGCTTCACCTTCATATACTGTCGCATATAAAACGTTGAAGATGAACTTGATATTGCATGATCGTTCTCGTCTTCGCGATATCGCAGACTTAGTTCGTCCAGAGATTTATAGTGCTACAACAATGTTGATTCGTTATGGGTGGAGCCACCCTGGAAATAATTCGAATCCGTATGCACAATTAATGAATTCGATGTTTGTTGAAGAACGATATGCTATCAAGAATGCATCATATACGTTCGACGAATTTGGGCAAGTCAAGATCATATTAGATTTCGTTGTGCAAGGCGAGACAGATCTGTGGGTTGTGAATATCTCGAATAATCAAGAATACCGTCCGTTACGAAAAAGACTTGACGAACTGAAACGAGAAACTACACGATTACTTGAAGAGCTAGGATTCTCGAAAGAACCGTCTGTGAGAGCAGATAGCGTGATTGGATATATCAATCATGGTTCGATGAGTGATGTTGATGATAAAGAGCTCAGAAAAACAATTGACACATTTTTGACATCAGTAAAAAATCGTAATGCTGGTGATAAACGAACCAAAGAAGCAGCAGATCGTGTCAAAGAATTGCTAGATAAGCAGTCGGCAAAGCCAGGTGACAATAATCTTGCTGATGTTCGTAACAAAATAAAAGGAACTGTTGCCTCGAATCTTGGGACAAAGTTTTTAGCTTTAGAAACGAAAAAAGATCCATGGATCGATGAGTTGATCGATCGTGCATCTAAGGGTGAAAATGCTAATTCGACGGATGAACATGCAATTCGGTACGCGTCATCTGTCAAAACGTGTCGCACACAATTGCCAAATAAGCAATTCAAGTACACATATGCATCGTTAGCGAAAGTTATGACGACGTTTATGTTAGAGCCGTTGGCTTCGACGAATAAGTTTAAAGAAGTCCAGATCATATTCTATCCATTTAATCAGTATTGCGGCCATGCTGGCGGGTCGAATATTGCATATTTTCCAATCAATATAGAGCTTTTCAAAAAATTGATTCTTGAAAAGTTAGAACGTAAGGGTCAGCCTGATATGGCCGTTGGTGAATTCGGCGCATATCTAAAAGATGCATTTGTTGCAGACCCATCAGCCGTTGCTTATGGTATGCAAAATCAATATGTTCCAAGAACAGGAAAAGATTTTCCAAAACCAAAAAATGAAAAAGGTTTAGAGTCAGAGCAAGACAAAATGCTAGGCTCGAATCCTTTGACAAATGGCGGGTATTGGCATAATCCAGCAATCGAATTTTTTATGGAATGTGGCAGTTCTGAAACGACTCGAAATATCGATGGATCGAAAGTTGGTCGTCGTACGTCTGATGAATCTGTTTTGCGAATTCATGTATATGATCGTCACGCAACACCGTGGGACGGATTTCTTACAATCAAAGAATCACTTCAGAAAATTACACGTCCTCGAGGAGCTGGAAAAGAAGCAAGACAACAAGTTGAAGATGCGTACAATGTAATCGAGCAAGATTTTGCTAAGAATTATGGTTTGAATATCAAAAAGTTACAAGATATTAAAGCTGAAATGGATTCTGGAAATACGAAAACGACGATGGACGATGCAAACATTGGCGATAATAATGTGTTCCAGTCTGAAATGGTGAAAAAGTTTATAACGTCATTTGTCCCATCATTATATGTTGGAGCTAATAATACCGGCATCACAAAAGCGACTGTGCAATCTATTCAAGACCCGAAACTTTTTACTGTGAATATCATGAAAGGTCATCGTGAAACGACCACATCACCGAATGGTGCGGGATATGTCGGCATGCCGCTTAGAGTTATTCCCGGAAAAATTACGACTCAAATGATAGGGTGCCCATTGCTGACATTGAACCAGCAATACTTCATAGATTTTGGTACAAATACTGACATCGATAATGTGTACGGGCTAACTGAATTAAGCCATGTTATTTCACAAGGAAAATTCGAAACGACAGCCCAGTTTATCTGGATGGATGCTTATGGTCG